AACACTTTAAGACTATCTGTAGATGAGAAGGGACTACGCTACGAAGCTGATATGCCTAACACTTCTACTGCTAGAGACTTAATGGAGTTGCTAAAGAATGGTACTATCAGCCAGTCTAGTTTTGCATTTACTGTAGAGGATGACTCTTGGGAGATGAAAGACGGTATGAATGTTAGAACTATAAACAAGGTATCACGCTTATACGATGTAAGCTCAGTAACTTACCCAGCATACAACGCTGCAAGTAGTTCAGTAGCTTTACGCTCGATGGAAGAATGGCAAGAAAAAGAAGAAGCTAAAAAACTAGAAGAAAGTTTAGAAGCTGAAAAAATAGAGGCACAAAAAGAAGAAGAAGATTTAAAACAACGCAGCCTCAATAAAATGCGTTTGACAATCTTAAAAAATAAATATTAATAATAATTTTCGTAAAATGAAAACATCAAAACTTTACAAAGAAGAAAGAGCTGAGGTTATCGAAAAGATGGAAGGACTTGTAGCATCTGCTGATGGTCGTGACTTGTCTTCTGATGAGCAAAGTAACTTTGATTCTTTAAATGAAAAAGTAGAGGAGTTAAATAAGATGGCTACTAGAGCTGCATCTTTTGAACAACTTCAAGCTACAAAAGCTGTAAAAGAAATTACAGAAAACACTCCTAGCGAAATGAGAGATTACTCTTTCCAAGACGCTATGAATCAAGCGGCTACTGGTCGTTTAGAAGGTTTAGTAAAAGAGATGGACCAAGAAGCTCGTAACGAAGCTCGTTATACTGGTCAATCATTCAAAGGTATTGCTATACCATCTTCAATCTTAACTCGTGCTGCTGTAGCTACTGCTGCTGGTAACGCTACTGAAGTTATGGCTTGGACTGACCAATTAGAGGCTAACTTAGTTTTAGCTTCTGCCGGTGCAAATTTTTACTCGGGAGTCTCGAATATGAAATTTCCCGTGTTTAGTTCTATTAATTCTGGCTTTGTTGCTGAGACTGGTGGTTCTGCTCCTGCTGCTAATGGTACTGCTACAAGCGTAACATTATCTCCTAAGAAACTTATCTCTATTGTTAATGTATCTGCTGAGGCTATCGCTCAAAACGCTTCTATTGAGGCTGCATTGAGAAGAAATATGGCACAGTCTGTTGCTGCTACTTTAGAAGCTGCTTTATTAGGAACTGGTGATGTATCTAACGCTCCTACTTCTATCTTCGCTGACGCTGCTGCTGGTTCTACTGCTGCTTTCTCTGCTGCTAGTGCTATCGCTCTTGAGTCTGCTGTCTTAGACGCTGGTGTACAATTAGAGGGTGCTAGAATGGCTTACTTAGTAGATACTAATGCTTATACTGCTGCTAAAAGTGCTGCTCAAGTTGCTAGTGTATCTCCTTTGTATGATAACAGAGATAAAACTATAAACGGATATTTCTCTTTCGTTTCTAGTAATGTTGGTAATGGTGGCGGTGCTACTAAAGACCACGCTCTATTCGCAGACTTTTCTAAAGTCCACATTGCTCAGTTCGGTGGTTTAGACGTTATATATGACATCTATACTAACGCTGGTACTGGAGAGCCAAGATACATCTTAACTTCTTTAGTTGATGGTGATGCTGTACAGAATGATACTGCTTTTGCTTCTTTGATTGAAGCATAATTTGTTTATTTTAACGGAGGGGTTAATAGCCCCTCCATTAATTTTTTTTTAAATGGAATATTATAACTACAACTTTAACGCTTTAAGAGGCTCTGATTACGTGCCTTATGGTAAGCTAGTTTTAAAGACTGGACCAGCTACTACTGCAATATCATTAGCAGAGGCAAAGGCTTTTTTAAGAGTAGATTCAGATTATGATGATGACAATACTTATATTACTTCATTAATAAATGTAGCTACTCAAGTTGTAGAAGAGTTTACTAGACGTAGACTTATAACTCAAACCTATAATATTTTTTACGATGAGTTCCCTCCTTATATAGATTTACAAGTAGGAGATGTAGCTAGTGTTACTCACGTTAAATACTATGACACCAACAATTCATTACAAACCTTAGCTGCTTCAAATTACGATGTAGATACTAAGGTAAGACCAGGAAGAATATATCAATCTAATACTGGAGACTTTCCAAACACTTACGAGAGACCAAACGCTATAGAAGTAGAGTTTGTAGTAGGAAGTGCTGCTAGTGATGTACCAGCTCCAATAATTCAAAGCATTTACATAATTGTAGGTCGTTACTTCGAAAATCGCCAGGACGTCGTAACTGGTACTATATCAAGTGAATTGCCACTAATGGTAGACCACTTATTAACTCCTTACCGTTTGCTAGAACTATGATAATAGGTAAACTAGATAGAAAGTTAAAGCTATTTACTCAAACCTTCTCTACTAACGCTTATGGCGAGAGAGTAGTTTTAGATAATAGTTACGTTACTATTTATGGAGACTTTGACTTTAAGTCTGGTAATACTACCTATGATGCTGACGATTTAATCAACTCGCAGACTATAGAGTGCTTAATAAGATACCGAACTAACATAGGCACTACTCCACAATACTTTATTCAGAATGGCTCTACTAACTATTCTATAAAAGCAATAAAACAAGTAGGCAATAGAAAGGATGCAATGATACTTACGTTAGAGAAAAATGACGTAGTAGACTTATCTACAGTAGCTCCTAATCAATTTGTATTTACAATAGATACTGCTAACCTTTCTGATGGCTCTACACTTAACACACAATTTAAACTACCTACTGTAGCTTCTGGCTCTTATAATTGTACAGTACTATGGGGAGATGGTAGTAGTAGCACAATAACTAGCTACAATCAAGCAGAGGTAACACACACTTACACAAGTGCTGGAGAGTATCAGATAAGCATAGAAGGAACGATACAAGGATGGCAATTTAATAATACTCAAGATAGACTTAAAATACTGAATATAAGTAACTATGGTACTTTAAATATATCTACCAATAAAGCATTCTTTGGATGCTCTAATTTAGAAGCTAACGCTACTGACTATCCTACAATATCTGGAGAAAGTTTAGAAAGTATGTTTGAAGGATGTACTAACTTTGATGGTGTAGTAGATGAGTGGGATGTGTCTAGTATTTACTTCTACGATAAAATGTTTAAAGACTGTTATTCTTTTGACCAGCCGTTAAATAGTTGGGATACAGAAATCTCTGGTAGTTATATTTCTATGTTTGAAAACTGTTTAACATTCAATCAAGACTTGAGTAATTGGATAGTAGAAGCAGTTGTAAGTATGAGTAGAATGTTCTATAACTGTGTACAGTTTAATGGGGAAATATCTTCTTGGGCTATTCAAGACACTGAGGATATGAGCGAAATGCTCTTTAATTGTGATAGGTTTGACCAATCACTAGCTGGTTGGGATATAAGCAACGTTGCTAACTTTACTAACTTTATGCAAAACGCTAGTGGCTTATCTAATGCTAACTACGATGCAACTCTTATAGCTTGGGCAAGTGGACAAGTAGAGTCTGATATAAATATTAACTTTGGAGGTAGTCAATATACATTTAGTGCATTCTATTCTAAGCAATCATTAATAGAAGACGATAATTGGACTATCGTTGATGGTGGACTATTTAACCCTACACCAGCTCAGTTTATTAGCGTATTAAATACAAGAGTAATAGCTGCTGGAGGCGTAATGGAAAACACTACAGACAGTCAAGCATTCTTACAAGAACTTAACGACATAAGCTAATGGCATCAGGATTACTAGATAAAGCTAATATTATTTTAACACCTACTGGGTATAAGGCTGGTACTATGTACAACGTAGCACCTATAGAGCAACCGTATGAGGACTTTGACTTTGCTAGAGCTAGTGTTGCTAGTCGAGTAAATTCTAGTGGCTTGGTCGAGATGGTAGGTAGAACTCTAGGAAGTAACTTAGTACAGAACGGAGACTTCAGTGAGTTAGGAACAGACTTAGTACAGAATGGTACTTTTGACTTAGGTAGTGAGTTGGTTACTAATGGAGATTATTCTGAATCAGGAGTTGGAAATGCTACATCTCAATCAGGTGGTGTACTTGTAAACGAAAACAATAAACTTAAAATAACAAGTGGAGGAGGTGCTTTTGCAAGAGCCGTATGGGCAACAGGTGGTTCGGCAGGAGATACTTTTGTGGTAGAAGCCGATATAATTTCAATAAGTGGTTCTGTTAGATTTTATGACGAATCTAATAATGGTACATATGCAGATTTAGTTGCAGGAAGTACATATAAAAAATATATAGTTTTAGGAAGTGCTGCTAAAAACTTAGGATTTGGTGGAAATAACGATGTTAACTTTGAATTAGTTTTAGACAACGTATCAGTTAAAGAAGTACCAGATTGGACTTTAGGAACTGGTTGGAGTGTAGAAAATAATAAAGCGATATACTCTGGAACTGCTAATGCTAACTTATCACAATCTGGAATATTAACTAGCTCTAAACAATATAAGCTAGAATATGAAGTAATAAGTAGTACTTTAGTTGGTGGCATTGTAAAACTATCTGGAGAAACTGCTTCTGCTCAAAATGTGCTTTCACAATCTGTAGGAACTCATACTTTATACTTTACTGCTGATGGTACAAGTCCAACTGATTTAAATATTAGAGTAGTAATAAATACAGCTGGGCAATATGAAATAACCAACGTAGTAATAAAACAACTAGACCCTAATGACTATTGGACTTTTAGTGGAGGTAATATAACTATTAATGATGAAGGCTGTAGAATTAACAGAATATCATCTACTACATTTATACAACAAAACGTATTAACAAGTGGTAAAGTATATAAAGTAGAATTTGACGTATTAGATAAACCAGACAATAGTGGTACTTTTATAGTTAGACTAGGTAGCAATAATGTATATGATGTTGTTACTTATGAAGGCACGAGATTCTCTGAGTATATAACATCAGCAGGTATTGACTTTAGAATTTACTCATCATCAAATAATGGTGTAATATATGTAGACAATATAGTAGTCCAAGAAGTAATAGACACCAACAACATTCCAAGAATAAACTATGATAGTAATGGAGAGAATGGGCATTGGTTGTTAGAGCCTACTTCTACTAATCTTATTGTAAACAATAATAATTCTTTTACTCCAAACAAAACTTCAATAACTTATAATAATATAAATAGTCCAGAGGGCATACAAAACGCTTTCAAAGTAGAAGCTACAGCTACTGGTACATCAATATATGTAAGAACAACTGATATAACTTTTACAGATGCAACTTTTAGTGTTTTTGTAAAATATGGTAATAATCAATGGTTACAATTTTTAAGCAATCAATCAGCAAACCATTACTTCAATTTTGATGTACAAAATGGAGTATTTGGAATAAATGGCACATCAACAAGCAACTTAAAAGCAACAGATTTTGGTAATGGATGGTATAGAGTTTCAGGTACTTTTACTGGTAATACTGGTTTATGTCAACTTAGAGTGTATTTATCTAATGCAAGTGGTGTAGGATATGGAGGAGCTACAGCTACAAGTGGAGACTTTTTCTATTCTTATGGTTGGCAAGCTGAAGCCTTATCCTACCCAACTTCATACATACCAACACTAACTGGAAGCACAGAGACAAGAGCTACAGAGACTGCAACTGGTGCTGGTAGTGCTGAATTAATAAACTCAACAGA